CCTTTTCGGAACCGGAGGGAGTCTTACCTTTTTCTTTGTCTTGCTTTTCAATATTTTCAATGTCCGTCCTATCTTCGGCATTACTGCCAGCGTCGATAGTTGCTTGGAGACTTTCGTCTATTTCAATAGTACCGTCATCATGTTGTTTGAACGCTGATTTTTCCTCTTCTGCCTTTGCAGCAGGAGCTTCTTTTTCAGGTTCTACGGCAGGTACAACTACCGTTTCTTCTGTTTGTTCTGGAATATCAATTAAACCGTCTCCAAGGTTCGTATCGAATAATCCATCTTTTCCTTCAATAGCCATTTTTTCTCTTCTGTTTTCAACAAAGTTAATATTACTTATAATCTAATACTAATTATTAGATGGGTGTTTATGTTCTCTATAGCTTTAACTCTTCTTTGCTACAGGCTTCTGTACAGCTTTCTTTCGATCAGTGACTTCAGTTACCTTATTGTGACGAGTCTTTTCAAGAATGTCTTTATTCTTCAACTCGTAATCTTTTGAAACTTTATCTTGATCCAACTTCAATTTTTCAAGATTCAAGAGATGCTGTCTCGCAGCACTTTGATCGTCTCCGTCTTGCTGACCAATCTCAGCTACAGTAACCTTAGTTTCAGAATCAAGAACTTTCTCTTTAAATCTTTGTGCTCTTTCTTCTTGCTTATCTTGTAAACCAAGTTGAGCTGCTTCTTGTTGTTGTTGTAGTTGAGCTTGTTGTTGTTCTGCTAACACTCTTTCACTATCTTCTTCGTACTTCTCAATCTTACGTCTCATAGAAGACATTGAATCAGACAGATAAATATCCATCAGACCACTGAAACTAATCTTGTCATTCTGTAAACCAGCTTGAGCAAGTTGTTTCATAGCACCAATCAGTTCAGCATCGTTAGTTGAGTTACTGATCATAATACCGTAGTCAGCTTCATTGAACATCTGACCGTCGATCTCTGTGATAGTCGAACTCATCTCGTCCGAAATATACTGAAGCTTCTCATGGTTCTTATTTCTCCAAGCATACTTCGCAGTCTCTAGGAGAACAGTCATAACACGCATCTTAGTGTTGTCATGGACCATGAACCACTTCTCAGTAATATGAGACGACTGAGTTACAGCACGTTCGATACCACCAACGGTTTCACGATTCTCAACCTGTCCTTGACGTTGAGCGTTTACACCAGCAATCTCACCAAGTTCACGCTTAATAAAGTCAAGCATCATTACGTGCTGCTGGATATAATTACCCATTTCGAGGTCAAGTACTTTAGAGTTCTGGTTCATTCCACCAGCTAGTTTCCCTTGAGCTGCACCTTTGTTTCCTTCCTTGAACGGGTCTTCTACAGCCCAACCAAGAATCTCAGCATAGTACATCCACTTGTCCATCGTCCATCCTTCCGGAACACGTGACGTATCCATAACAGAAATCTTTCCCTTACTCTTAGCAAAGGCAAGCTCTGTACGATACATGAATACATTGTATAAATATTGATAAGGCTTCATTCTGTCCATCAGTGAACGAGCCTGTGATGTGTTAGTATTATAAAGAGTTCCTACGTAACCTGATCCTCCAATAGACTTGTTACCCATGCTACGGAATTGAACAGGTCTTGGACCCCACTTAACGTAAATGTCTTCTGCGATGCGAGTTCCCTCCCACCATTCATTGATCCAGAACCATTCGATCTTCTCTCCTAGTTCTTTATTGGCTTTGTAGTTCTCATCCACAAGTTCCTTGCGAATTTCACCATCCTCATCATACCAAACCTTTTCTCCTACTTTCCTCATACTCACCCACACAACTCTTACAACACGTACTTCACCAGCATCGCTGTATGCAGCAACGTTCTGAGCACCATAGTCGTCAGTGTCGAATACTGAGAATTGCCAATCGGTTCCATACTCTCCATCCAAGTCACCTACTGTTCCAATAGGATTTGTCGGTGGTCTATGAACATCTGGATAATAGATCATATCGGTGTTTTTCTGTCCACCGGAAATGTATCCTTTTTCAATCTTATCAATTTGAGCAGGAGTCAACTTGTCATAATAATTGTCAATAACCCACCTAATAGGTTGGTAGGTATCTTCGATTATAATGTCCGCATCTTCAATCTGATAACTCTCGCCAGTACGAATCACCGTGAGAGCGAGAGGGTCTACTTTCCTCACAACTGGTTCTCCACCAACTATGTCCACATTGTAGACTTCCATCCCTGCTATCAGAGCGTCCTCGAACCCCCTGTTGAACTTGATCTTTAGGTCTTGTTCTTTCCATAAATATGTAAGATATTGAGTAGCCCTACGTTCACGCAGGTCTTGAGCTTCATACTTGCTCCACTTCTCTAATTTTTGAATTTCTTCAGCTAGTTTATCCTCATCATAACCTTTGTCTTCAATGGCTGACATGAGAATTTGATCCATCAAACCTCTCTGCTTTTCTTCTTTCTGAGAGATCGCATCTGGGTTGACGACCATAACTCTCCAATCGAAACGTCTCTTAGTTTCTTCTCCGACGAGTAGGTCTATTTTAGGGTTGGCAATTGGGTAGTTCTGCATTTTAGCAGGAAAGGATGCTCCTTTAATTCCCCAAGGGTTAACTGCTTGTTCTATATCTCTTTCGTCAAGAATGTCAGAACGCAAGTTGTAGTTAATCGTCATGTCTTTTTTGTTCTGGACAAGACTGCTATCACCGTTATATGCCAAGTCGATAGACGACTCTATGCACTCAATAGCAAACTGCTTACCTTTTTTAGCAGTTGATTTCTTTTGATAAGGGAAATGGGCTTTTCGTTTGGTTGTACTTCCTATACTCATAATGTTTTTAACTTTGCAAAGTTTCCATAAAATTACTAATTATTTATCTCACCTGTCTTAATAAAGTCCATTATATTCTTATTGCTATAGCCATTAGTTCCCTCTCCTACGTGTCTATCGAAAAATGGATCGTTCGTTACTTGAGCAGTTCGCTTCTCTCTCATGTGTGTTTTAAACTGTAAACGGTCTTCTCGGTATATCATCAACATGAGAAGTGCTGATATATCATCATAGTTATCATCAGGAGTCCATGCGATAGTTTCCTTTAATAAAGGTATCGACCTGATCTTGTCAAGATTTGTTACCTCTGATGGTATTGGATTACCGTCTTCATCTTCTAATTCTTCACCATATGCCAACGTTGACATCCATTCTGCACTTCGTTGTAACCCGTATAGAATAGTACCTGTAGAGGCATATGTTCCTTTTGAGTTATTACCAATCGTATTAGCCTTACTAATTCCTTTGTCTTTTAAGATTTCCGGTTCATCACATAACAGATGAAGTTGTCCTTTATTATAAAGGTATCCGTAAAGACCTTTTTTGTTACGTTCATAATTAGCTACAGCATTGTAGAATTTTAAGATTCTTCTAACAGTCTCGAAAAACTGATCAGCAGTTGAAGGTCGTCCTTTGTAATGACATACTATCCTATCGGTAAGTAAATCCAATACTAAGATAGAACCAACTGAGTTTGTCGTTGAAGCATCATCATCATAAGGGTCAATTCCAGCAATGTAACGTCCATAGGTACTTCACTACCTTCTCCCTTCTGAGGCATCTCATATATCTCAATTACACCAGCTTGGTTATTATCCTTAATAGGGAACTCGTGTAAAGGTATACCCTCTGTATTGTACTCAAACTTAATACGTTGCGCCACTGGATCGACAACCAGATCAGCTTTATAGATACTGTCAACAAATTTTCTCTGGTTCGTCACGATCATCGCAAGCCTCGCTGAAGCCCGTATTGTGTCGAACATAGTACCCTGTACACGTAGAAACGCTTCTGCCGGGGTCTTAGGTTGTTGAGTGATAAATTTATTGTATGCAGTACGTGATCCTCTACGTCTTTTCTTTCTTTTAACATCCAGAGATTCTTCGGCAAGAACTCGGTGAGAGTTTCCTTGAACATCAACGAATGGTAATTCTTCAGTCTCTTCAGTTTCTTTACCCCACTTGTCAGTAACGAAATGTGTCTTCTTTACAGAACCGGGATAGTACCACATGTCGTCTAC